ACCCTTCTTTTTTTTGTCCCGAATTCTAGCCGTTTTTTGCTCTAAGTTATTTTGGTTTTATGTAGCGGTATGTTGCTTAGGAGTTAAAAATATATAAAAAGCAGTTTTTTTAAGTAAAGCAGTACCCCTAGCGCTAAAAACGGATATAATAATTTTATGAAACATAAGATACACCCGGACTTAGATAATTTAAAAACGCCTTTAGATGATTTAAAGCATTTAGAAGATAACCCACGCGTAGGGGACGTAGACGCCGTAGCTAGAAGTTACGATGAGTTCGGTCAACGTAAACCTATAGTAGCTACTACCGACGGTACCGTAATAGGTGGTAACCACCAACTAGCCGCCGCTAAAAAGTTAGGGTGGTCACATATAGCCGTAATAGTTACCGACGACAACGAGCTTACCGCTAAGGCTTTTGCGCTAGCAGATAACCGTACCGCAGAATTAGGTAGTTATGATAATGATTTATTAAGCGAGATGTTAGCGGCCGTAAGTAGCGACCCTAAATTGTTAGCGGCTACTAGTTTTAAAGAAGAAGATTTATTAAATTTAAGTTACGACCCGGACGGCGAAGAAGAAAAAAGAAATTTTGTAAATGAATTTGGCGCACCTCCATTTAGCGTATTAGATACCCGGCAGGGATATTGGCAAGACCGTAAAAGAGAGTGGATAAAGTTTGGAATTAAAAGCGAACTAGGGCGCGAGGAAGATATGATTTTTGCAATACAACCGCGACAATACTCTAAAAACCCTAGCGAGATGACCGGCACAAGCGTTTTTGATCCTGTACTTACCGAGTTAATGTATAAATGGTTTAGTAGTCCGGGAGCTAATATCTTAGACCCTTTTGCGGGTGGTAGCGTACGCGGTATAGTAGCAGGTAAATTAGGTCGTAATTATACGGGTATAGACTTGGCCGCTGATCAGATAGCAGAAAATAAAAAGCAAGCTAAAGAATTATTAACCGACAATATACCGGAATGGAAAGTAGGGGATAGTTCGGAAATTGAGTTTTTAGTTGATAAAAATAAATACGATATGTTATTTACTTGCCCGCCTTACTACGACCTAGAAGTTTATAGCGATGACCCTAATGATTTAAGTAATATGAGTACCGAAGATTTTAATAAAATGTATAGAGAAATTATTATAAAATCGTGCGGGCTTTTAGATGACAATAGATTTGCCGGAATAGTAGTAGGCGAAGTTAGAGATAAAGCTACTAGTGGTTACTTAGATTTTATAGGTACTACCGTTCAAGCATTTAGGGACGCGGGTTTAGATTACTATAACGAATTAATTTTAGTTAATGTACCGGGTAGCGCGCCATTAAGAGCCGGTGCGTACTTTGATAAAGGCCGTAAGATTGCTAAAACCCACCAAAACGTTTTAATATTTGTAAAAGGCGACTATAAAAAAGCTACCGAGTACTGCGGTAACGTAGTAGGCGTAGATTTACAAGATGAAGACGAATAATATAACCTTAGACATTTATAAAAACATAACGGTACTACGTGACGATTTATTAGTCGGTGGAACTAAAAGTAGGTTTTTACACTTATTACTTGATCCTAAAAAAAAAGGTTACGTTTACGCTAGCCCTGTTTATGGCGGTTTTCAAATAGCGTTAAGTAGCGTAGCTACGAGTATGAATAAACAAGCTATTATATTTACACCGGAAAGAAAAAAACCTCATTACAATACGCTAAAAGCCGCTGATCAGGGCGCAGAAATAATTGAGATTAGGCCGGGTTATTTAAGCGTAATACAAAAACGAGCTAAAGACTTTGTAGCTAGTTACCCGGAGTATCAATATTTAAAATTTGGAGCTAATTACCCGGACGCTATACGTTTAATAGCGGGTACTATGCAAAGTATTACTAATGATTTAGGTAAAGAGCCTAGCGAAGTTTATTGCGCCGTTGGTAGCGGTACATTAGTTAAAGGTATATTAGCCGGTACTACTAAAGCTAAAGTTACAGGCGTAGTCGTAGGTAAAGAATTTGTTTATGAACACGAAAGATTAAGGTTAATAAAGTACCCTAAAGGGTTTGATTACCTTAGTAAATATAAAGCACCTTTTCAAAGTATGCCTAATTATGATTTAAAAGCTTTAGAAGTATGTTTGGAATTAAAAAAGAGTAACGACGTATTATTTTGGAACGTATATTAAGGAAGTAGAATTATAAAATATGAGTAAAAGAGGAAGAATACCTAAGCAAAGTGAATTAAAAACAGGCCACCGGGACAATAATTTACAAGTACTTAAAGGCGGTGCTGAATTTCCTAAGCCTACGGTAAAGCACCAATGGTTAGCTACTACTAAACGTAACTGGAAAAATTATTGGAATAGCGAGCTAAGTAGTACCGCGCAACCGGTAGATTTACCTGCGTTTTATAGATTATTTCAATTTTATGACGAAGTAGAACGCGCTAATCGTATGGTTTTAAAAATGGGTAATAAAGGTTTATTAAGCGTAGGTAGTCAAGGGCAGCCTAAAGTAAACCCGCTAATAGATTTAACCATTAAATTAGAAAGCAGTATTTTAAAACTAGAGCAAGAGTTAGGACTAACACCGTTAGCCCGACAACGTTTAGGTATTGCATTCGGCGAGGCACAAATAGGCTTTAAACAATTACAAGAGTTTTTAAAAGAGGACGAAATAGAAACGGTAGACCCTAGATTGCTACTTGATCAGCTAGAAGAAGAATAATGTCGGAAGTTTTCACTAAAGATTGTGATAACTGTTTACAACCTTTTTGGGATGACGTAACGAGCGACCTATGTAAAAAATGTAGAGATAAAGTTAAAGAAATTAAGTAATAAAGCAGGCGGGGACTTAGTTAGATGTAAAAAATGTTTTGACTACTTTTACCAACACGGGACTATTATTAAATTATGCTTTTGGTGTTTAGATAATGAAGAAGAATAATCTACCTTTAACTAAAGGCGCGCGCGTAGTTAAGTTTATAGAAAAATTTTGCGTACACGGTGAGGGCGACTTCTTTGGTGAGCCTTTTAAATTAGATAACTGGCAAAAAGCTATTATTTATGACCTATACGAAGTAAACGAAGATAACAGCCGTAGATACCGGGAGGCGTTAATCGGACTTCCTAAAGGTAACGGAAAAACCGCATTGGCAGCCGCTATCGGCCTATACGAGCTACTCGGTAGCGGGGTAACTAGCCCTTTAGTAGCAGTAGCAGCAGCTAGTTATGAGCAAGCTAACTTAGTTTTTGGAACTATGAAAGTAATGTGTGATGAAAGTCCTATATTAAAAGATATGGTCGAAACTTTTGAAAATGAAATACAACTTAAAAATAGTCCGGGTAGAGCCTACCGCGTTGCTGCTAAAGCAGGTACTGCCGACGGTGGCCGTAATAGTTGCCTTATAGCAGATGAAATACACGAGTGGGCAAACATAAACCAAGAGCGCGTACATTACGTACTAAGTAATAACACCGCTAAACGTAAAGACGGATTAGTTTTAAATATTACTACGGCCGGTTATAACTTAGATAGCCTAGCCGGGCGTTTATATCAAAGAGGATTAAAAAAAGAAACAGGCGAAAGCGATGACCCGGAGTTTTATTTTAAGTGGATAGGAGCTAAAGACGGCGACGATTTTGAGGATAGGAAGTTGTGGTCGGACGTAAACCCGGCAGTCCAAAATGATTGGTGGCCTTTAGAAAATCTTAACCGTAGATTTAAAAGCTTACCTTTACACGAGTTTCAAAGATACCATTTAAACCAATGGACGCGTACGGAAGAAGAAAGTTGGCTACCGCCTAACGCTTGGGACGACTGCTTTAATGAATTTGAATTTAACCCGGACGCTGAAACTTTTGTAGGGGTGGATATGGCTTTACACCACGATAGTGTAGCTATAGTACACGGCCAAAAAAATAAAGACGGTAACGTAATTTTAGATAGCAAGATTTGGCACCCGGACGATTACGACGTTATGGACATTCAAGAAATAGAAACTTATATTTTAGAATTATGTAAAACTTATAACATAAAAGAAGTAGCGTATGACCCTGCTTTTTTTGAACGTAGCGCACAAGTACTTTTAGATAACGGCGCACCTATGGTTAACTTTCCGCAAAGCCACGCCCGTATGGTACCGGCTTGTGGTAACGCTTACGAGATGATAGTAAATAAAAGAGTATTACATAAAGCTACGGCTACGTTTACTGATCAAGTTCTTTCGGCCGCTCAAAAAGTAACAGATAGTGGTTGGCGTTTAAGTAAAGGGCGTAGTAAACGTAAAATAGACGGGGCTATAGCTATGGTTATTA